TTGGTAATGATGGTATCTCATTTTTAGATTCCATTCTTTTCATTAATATAGAAACTAATGGTAATTGAAATTCTTGTGATAATAAAGAATATACACCACCCATAGCAGTTTCTAATTGTTCTGCCATGTATCTTATCTCTTGTGCTGTAACTCTTTCAGCTTGTCTTTGTATAGCTGTATGTAATAAGAAAGCAAAAGATAATCTTTCTTCTAATTTTTGTATGCTTCTTTCTACAACTTGTAAATCATATTGTTTTTGTGCTTGTAATACTGTTACATCTTCTGCACTACCAGTAATAATGTCACCATTTCTACTTAATGATAAATCTTTTTTTCTTGTTACTGCATTAGGTCTTACAAGAAATATTACTTTACTTGAAGCCGCCGCAGATTCTACTAATGCTTGAGACAAACCTTCTAATGATTTAAGGTCTCCTAAAAATTCTTCTACATATCCTCTACCGTAATCTTCATTGTCAACTCTAATCATTCTTAGAGCTTGATATGGTAATCTTTCTTTATTAAATGTACCAACACTAGATGGTATTTTCACACCATTAGCTTCTTGACACACATAAAATTTGTCATTATCTAATTTATAAACATGAGTATATAATTCTACTTCTTCATCTTTTTTATAATTAGGGTCAGTCATTATTTGTGCGGCAACATCTTTATCTAATGCCATTACACTCATTTTTTCTTGAACAATTATTTCACAAACATTACCTGAACTATCTCTTTGACAGACATATTGTGTTAATGGAAATACTCTCATACTTCCCTCTTTAGGTAAATAAGTTAATACATTACCTGCAACAATTAAATGTTTTAATGCTTCAAAAACAGAAACTCTTAAAGCAAGTTGTTCTATTTTATTTGTTACTTCTCTTTCAATAGTAGCTAAAGATTTTTCTACTTCTGTTTTTAATTCTTTTCTTTCTGATAAATCTTCTTTTGCTTTACCTGCTATTGCTAATCTAAAAAATGGGGAGTTTGGTGGAAGTAATAATAATAAAAGTTTAGAAGCTAAATTGTTGACACCCCTAGCTCCTACTGATTGGAAGGGGTTATATAAGTCTGATGATGTTGTAAAACCATCAGGTTGTATTAAAGAAGGAATTGTAATTTCAGAACACTCTTCTGCTCTATCTAAAAAATGTTCTCTGTGTTGTTTTAATTTTGAATAACGTTGTCTTGCTGTATCTTTTGTAAAATTGTTATCCATGTATTCCATCTATTAAGAAATATTTAAGCCTGAACCAGTAGCTACGTTCACACCTGAAGTAGTTTGAAGTGAGCTTGTTCCTGATTTTTTAACTTTTTTCTTTTTCTTTGCAATATCTTGCTCGTCTGCTGTAACCAAAGTTGGTGATAATTCTTCACCGATTGCTTGTGAAGTATTAACTGGCATTGGCGGAGCAGGTTGTGGAGCAGGTACTTTTGGTCTGCTAGTGCACATATTATTTGTTCTCCGTTCTTTCTTTTAGATTGTTTATAAATTTTACAACATCACGTTGTCCTGCTTTAAAGTAAATAGTTTTACTATCATCTTTTAAATCAGGTGATTTTTCAGGAAAAACTTTATTTAATAGTTTTACTAAATCATCTACGTTACTTGGTAATGTTAAATCGTCCATGTTATTCGTCTAAAAAGGGAACTTTACTCCCACAAGTTACCTGTTACTGTACCTTTATTGTACTCTGTTGCTCTGTTTTCAAAGAAATTAGCATGTTCTACACCATTTAATACCCAATCTAACCAACCTAAAGGGTTATGTTTTACACCATAGTTAGGTTTTAATGATAGTTGTAGTAGTCTTCTATCAGCAATATATCTAATATACTGTTTAACTTCTTCTGCTTTTAATCCTCTTATACCACCCATGCTAAATGCTAAGTCAATAAATCTATCTTCTAAATCTACCATATCTCTAGCTGTTTGGTATATACTAGCTTTAAATTTTTCTGTCCAAATATTAGGGTTTTCTTTTATTAATTGATGAAATAATTTAATCATACCATCTACGTGATGAGTCTCATCTCTTATAGACCATGTAACTATCTGACACATGCCCTTCATTCTACCATATCTTTGAAAGTTTAGTAGCATAACAAACGAAGCAAACAACTGTAAGCCTTCACCAAATGCAGAAAAACAAGCCATCTCTCTAGCTAATCCGTCTAATCCTTTACCTTTACTTTCAAACAAGTAGTTATGTTTATCAGACATTTCTTTGTATTCTTGAAATGCTTTGTACTCTTTATCAGGTAAACCAATAGTATCATTAAGTAATGAATAACTGTGTGCATGATTAGCTTCACTTGTAGCAAAAGCAGACAACATCATTCTTACTTCTGGTGGTTTAAATTTAGGTATGTATTTATCTAAATATGCTTGAGCTATATCTACATCACCTTGAGTAAAGAATTTAAGTATTTGTGATATTAAATTTTTTTCTTCTACTGTTAGTCTTTCATTCCAATCTCTTACATCTTCATGTAAAGGTACTTCACTAGGTAACCAGTGCATTTTTTGTTGCATGTTATAAGATTCAAATGCCCACTCGTAATCAAATGGTTTGTAATGTATACGCTCTTTAAATAAACTCATAGTTTGTTTTTTAACTCCTCTAAATATTTTTGTTCTTCTTCTATTGTTTTCATTTCTATATTATCTGACTGCATGTCAGCTTGTTTCTTCTTCTTTTTAAAAATAGCATCATAGTTTTCTCTATATTTTTCACTAGGAATATGTACGCCATCTCTAATCTTATAGTCTTTAAAGCCCATAAAATAATTCTATCCCTTCTATTATAATTATTACTAATAACTCTACTGCTAAAACAGTATGGTAAACAGTCCATAATACACTTTGCTTTTCTTTCTTTTTAGTTTTACAAGTGCAATACTTTTTTCTTGGTTTATCCATATCATCAAATATACTACTGTCTGTCATTATGCCTCACACGCTAAACAATCAGCTTCAGGTATAATTGTTCTTTCTACTTTTTTAGATACTAATTCTGCACGTTTAATTGCTTCTGAACGGCAGTAGTATAATGTTTTAAGTTTTCTTTTCCATGCTAACATGTGTATCTCATGTAATTCTTTTACATTAACATCAGCAGGAACAAATACATTTACTGATTGACCTTGACAAATATATTGTTGTCTATCAGACGCATGTTCTATTACCCATTGTTGGTTAATTTCAATCGCAGTTTTAAATATATCTTTTTCATAATCAGACAACTCTTTAACATGAAGCACTGAGCCTCTATTAGCAAGTATTGAAGTCCAAGTCTTATCATTATTTATTCCCTTCTTTTCTAATAATTTTTCTAAGTATTTATTCTTAACTAAAAACGAACCTGACATAGTTTTTTGCACATAAGCATTAGCTCTGTAT